GATGCCACAAAGCCGCAGCTGGTCAGCACCGGCAAGCTCGATGCCCTTTCAGATATCCTGCAGGACTACGTGGTCGAGGGCAAAAAGAAGCTGGTAATCTTCGCCCGGTTCCTCCCGGAGGTCCACGAGATCGAGCGCCTCACCGAGAAGATCCTCGGAAAGCACGGCATGAAAGCCGTGGCCATCTACGGGGAGATCAAGAAAGAGGACCGAGGCGACATCGTCCAGCAGTTCCAGACCGACCCGGCCACGATGGTATTCATCGGCCAGATCGACACAGCCGGAACCGGCATAACGCTCACGGCGGCGGACACGTGCGTTTATTACAGCGTGAACTTCAACTACGCCACCTACAGCCAGAGCCTCTCCCGGATCCACCGCATCGGCCAGCACCACCCATGCACCTACATCCACCTGGTCGTGGAGAAGTCGGTGGATAGCCAAATCCTGACCAGCCTCTCCAAAAAAGAGGACCTCGCTAAAACAGTAGTAGACGATTGGAGGCAATTCTTTAATGGGAAAGAAGAATGAGGACCGCAAGGAAACCCGCTACTGCCCCTTCAAAAAGGCAGTCAGCACCGAGAACAACGGCTACACCGGCAGAAAAGAACTGCATGAGCGGTTCGAGGAATGCGCCGGAGAACGGTGCATGGCCTGGATGCCCGGAGGCCGGTGCAAGAGGCTGGAGGGGAAATCATGAAAGCGATTACCATCCTCCAGCCATGGGCGGAGCTGATAATTCAAGGATACAAGCATAACGAAACCCGATCCTGGCTGACTTCGCACACCGGCCCCATTGCGATCCACGCCGCCAAGTTCAGAAAGCTGGACCATGAGGTTTATAAGCAAATCGCATACGCCATCTGCATCAAGCCGGAAAAGTACAACGGCAGCTGGCTCTACTACATGGAACACGGGGTCCCGGATGATCGCTTCGGAGCCGTCCTCGGCATTGTCACGCTGGAAAAGGTTCTGCCGACCACCATCAAGGCCGCAAGCCCGAAAGAAAAGCTGCTCGGAGATTTCTCCGCTGGCCGCTACGCATGGCAAGTCAAGGTCATAGAGAAGTATGACAAGCCCATCCCAGCAAGAGGAAAACAGGGCCTCTGGAACTGGGACCCGCCATCCACCGCTGATAACCCGGAAACGGGATCAGAATAAAACATCAACAGAAAGGAGCAAACACCCATGACCCTGCTCGACATGGTACGACAGTACCAGGAACTCCTTGTAGAGAAAGACCGGCTGGCCGATCTCACCAAGGAAAACAACGCCGCCATCGAGGCGGCAAAGGCTGAGATCGCCCAGCAGATGGTGGACGATGACTGCCCCCGCATTTCCTGCGGCGGCTTCAGCTTCAGCCTGACCCCCAAGACCTCCTACAGCAAACGCTCGGAAGCGGAGCTGGCGGAGGCCGGAGTGGACTTCTTCGGAGTCCTCCGGGAAGAAGGTCTCGGTGACCTGATCGTGGAAACGGTCAACGCCCGAACCCTGCAGAGCGCCATGAAAGCCTACGTGGATGAGAACGGCGAACTCTCCGAAGGGCTGGAGGCGGTCATCAAGACCTACGACTACAACGACATCACCCGCCGCAAGGAAACCCGCAAGATTGGAGGAAAGACAAATGCGTGAGTACGAACAGATGGAACTTGACACCCGGAAGGAACTGACCAAAGCCGTGGCCAGCCTGACCGCCGACATCATCGGCACCGTGCAGGATATGGTCCTGCGCTGCGGAGAGGCACCCGCCGCCGTCCGCAACCGCCACGAAGCCTACGGCATCGCCGCCGAACACCTGGCCAAGGTGACCGGCATCGTCAAAAGCATCAAGAACGATGTCGGGACCCTGCTGGGTACGCTTTCGGATCCGAACTACCCCGCCGTGGAGGCCACCTCCTCCATCGTCAACAGCACCACCGAGGCAGCCGCCATCCTGCTGATCGCAGCCGCCGAAATGAAGCGCACCCTGGACAACCTCTACCTGGCCGAGAGCCAGGGAACCGAGAGAACCCCGATGGATGACTACATGGACGGCACCGGGGACTTTGAAGAAGCCGAACCCACCGAGGCCGATGAGGCCGAATAACTGAATGGAGGATTTGAACATGGCAACCAAGAAAACCACCGGGACCGAGCTGGCCCCCATCGAGAGCTTCAGCATCGCCAACCGCTATGAGGGCATGGACCCCGATCTGCTGGAGGAACTGCAGGACGAACTGGCCGACCTCGACAATGAGAACGGTATCGCTTGCCGCCTGATTAAGATCCCTGCCGGAGGCGGACTGGCCTACGAAGTCCAGGGCGAGGATGACGATGACGTCAACTACGAGAAAGAGATCACCGGCGTGATCGTTTTCACCCACCGCATGAACGGCTTCTGGCCGGGAAGCTACGGCTCCGGCGAAAGCGGCGAGGACAAGATCCCGGCTTGCTCCAGCATGGACGGCAAGACCGGCCTCTGGAGAGACACCGGGGAGATCCGCCAGTGCGAGAACTGCCCCCTCAATCAGTTCGGATCCGCCGATGACGGCAAGGGCGGCCAGGGCAAGGGTAAGGCTTGCAAGAATATGCGCCGCCTTTACATGATGCTGGACGGGGACCCGAACTTCTACCTCCTCACCGTTCCGCCCACCTCGATCAAAGAGGTGAACCGCCAGCTGGTCAAGATCATGGGCAGCAAGGGAATCCCCTACACCGGCCTGATCGTCAGCCTGAAGCTGGAGAAAGCGGTCAACGGAAACGGCGTGGCCTACAGCAAGGTCCTCCTCGAAAAGAAGGGCCTCCTGTCCCCTGCGGTTTCCGCCCAGGCCAAAGAGATGCGCCGCCAGATCAAGGAGCAGTACCAGAACCTGGCCATCACGCTGGACGATTACGTCAGCGCCGCCCCGGTGGAGGCGGCAGCGGCAACGGCCGCAGCAGCTGCAGATCAGGGAGAGTTCGTGGAGGTCGAAACCACCGAGGACCCGGAACTGCCCTTCAATTGAGAGACACACGGGGGAGGTACCTGAAACACGGTACCCCCCCCCGCAAGGCGGGGGACAATATGCAAATACACGAGAGAACGGTGGTGATGGAGAGTGGCGGCAGCATACGATCAGGTCGACCTCGACCGGCTCGTTGATTATAAGGCGGAGTACACCGCAGTAATTGAAAAATATAAATTCACCGATGGCGGCAAGAGCCTGATCGGCCTCTGCCCATTCCACCGGGACAAAAAAGACAGCTTCAGCGTGGACCTGGTCACGGGAAAGTGGCACTGCTTCTCTGAGGATGAGGGCGGAAACTTCGTATCCTTCTGGGCGAAGTACCACAACGTGGACACCAAAGAGGCATACAAGCAGATCCTCGAAAAGTACCACGCCCTGCAGGAACCAGCCAAAGAAAAGCCGGTCCAGCGGGACGGCCCGGAGCCTTACAGCGTGGAACAGTACAGCTTCGAGAAGCGGCTCCCCGTGGACTTCCTGACAAGGACGTGCCGGGTCGAGACGGCCAAAGAGAGGAACGGGACTACATACCTTCGGATCCCATACCTTCTGGAGGACGGGACGGAATCCACCTTCAGAAAGAGGTTCGCCCATAAGGAATTCAGATGGAAGTACGGATCCAGCGGCAAGATATGCCTCTATGGAGAATGGCGGCTCCCGGAGATCAGGAACAAAGGCTACGCCGTCCTGGTCGAGGGCGAAAGCGACACCCAGAGCCTCTGGTACATGGGGATCCCCGCCCTCGGCATTGCCGGAGCCTCGATGTTCAAGCCCTACCAGTCCACGGCCCTGCAGGATTTGAAGCTATACATTCACCAAGAGCCGGATCAGGGCGGCGAAACCTTCATGAGAAAGCTCTGCGCCGGTTTGAAAGAGGGAGGCTTCATCGGCAAGGTTTACAGATGGAGCTGCGAGAGGCTCGGCGTGAAGGACCCGTCCGACCTCTACCTGAAGCACGGCCAGGAAGAAGCCGCCCGGATGATCCGGGACGCTCTCAAGGGAGCGGAGGAAATCGACCTGGACGAAGAACAGATCCCGGAGGCGATCAGCGGAGCGCCGATCAACCTCCGGCAGCCGGAGGGCTGGGTCTACTCCGAAAAGGGAATCAGCGTGATCGATGAGAAGAAGTACACCCCCACGAACATCTGCAGAACCCCGATCATCCTGACCCAGCGCCTCAAGAGCATCGAAACCGGCGATGAGAAGATGGAGATCGCCTTCAAGAGAGACGATCAATGGCACACGGCGATATACCCCCGCTCCACCATCTTCTCCAGCCGGAGCATTACCGCCCTGGCCGACCTGGGCTGCACCATTACCTCGGAGAACGCCAAACAGGTGGTGCGGTTCCTTGGAGCCTTGGAGGCGGAGAACATCGACATCATCCCGAAAGCCGATGCCACGTCCACCTTCGGCTGGCAGCCGGGAAAACGGTTCCTCCCCGGCCACGATGCGGGGCTGGCGCTGGACATCGACCCCAGCCAAAAGGGCATGGCCACAGCGTACTGCCAGAACGGCACCATGGAGAAGTGGATCGAACACATGGCACCGCACCGGGCAAGGGACAAGTTCAGGTTCATCCTGGCGGCGTCCTTCGCCGCCCCGCTCCTGCGGATCGTGAAGCAGAGAATCTTCTTCGTTTACAATTGGGGCGGGTCAAAAGGCGGCAAGACCGCAGCCCTCAAAGCGGCCCTGTCCGCATGGGGGGACCCGGAGCGCCTCATGGTCAACTTCAACGCCACCCAGGTCGGACTGGAGCGGACAGCCGCATTTTACTGCGACCTCCCCCTCGGAATCGATGAGCGGCAGCTGGCCGGGAATAACCAAGGGGCGCTGGAGAAGATCGTCTACATGATCGCCAGCGGCACCGGCAAAATCCGTGGAGCCAAGGGCGGCGGTCTGCAGACCACCTACCAATGGCGGACCGTGGCGCTGGCCACGGGAGAAGAACCGCTCTCCACGGACACCACACAGACCGGCGTCAGCACCCGTGTGCTGGAGCTTTACGGGGGGCCGTTTGACAATGAGCAGGATGCCGGTCTCATGCACCAGCAGAGCGTGGCTGACTGCGGATGGAGCGGCCCCGCTTTCATCAAGCGGATCATCGCCCTGGATGAGCGGACGATCTGCGATGCCTACGAGGATATGCAGAACTACATCCGGGCGATCAGCGAAGGAAAGAACGGCTCCCACATTTCAGGGATTGCCGCCGTAGCCCTGGCCGATGCCATGATAGACAGCTGGTTCTTCGGAGCCAAAACTGACACCCCCATCTCCGCCCCGGAAACAATCCCGGAATTTTTGACGGCCCTGGGGATCACGTGGAGCAGCTGGGTCATGGCCAAGCGCATGGCGGAGAGGATCCTCATAGAACAGGTCGAGAGCAACAGCATGGACGTGAACGAAAACGCCGTCCAGTTCGTAGTAGACTGGGTCCTCTCAAACAAGGCATACTTCGGCATCAACGCCATCGGCACGTGCCTCGGCATGACATCGGAGGCCGGGAACATTGCCTACATCTTCCCATCCATGCTGAACCAGGCGCTCACCAAGGCCGGGTACAGCCCCCGCAAGACCATGAAGTACATGGCCGAAAGAGGGCTAATCACCGCCAGCACAGACAAAGGCGGAAAGAAGGTCTACTCGGTGATCAAGTGGTTCGGTGACCGTAGCTGCAGGTTCGTGGAGTTCTTCATCGGCAAGATGGCCAACACCAGAGATCCCATCGATGACATAGACGATGAGGACGAACCCGAAAAGAAACCCGGAAACGAATACCACCAGTACAGCTACATGGAGGGCTTCACAGAACTCACAGACGGCGATGAGGACCTCCCGTTTTAACCGCCGCCCCGTTACACCTAAAAAATAGGTGTAACATTAGGTGTAACATTTTCCGAAACCCCGAAACCCTTGAAAAATCGGCGCTTTTTATAAACACCGTTACACCTATTACACCTGTTAC